CCTGCCCTTGTCCTGTTTTTCCGTGTGAGCCGTTAGACCGGGGGAGGCCCTACGGTGGTGCTCGTTTGTGCTCATTGCCGCTGCACGCTAGGGCAATGCCGTTGCTGGGGAATTCAAGCGCAGTCGGGGGGAAATCGTGGAAGGTACGCCGAAGAGCAATCTCGCCGCCCTGGGACCGCTAAACAGCGAAGACGAGGCCCGCGCGTGGGTGCTCGAGCTCGTGGAGCAGTGCGAGGAAACCCGTTTCCTGATTGATCAAGCGGTGCTCGTGCGAGAGCAGCGCAAGCTATTCTGCCGGTGGATGATTCAGCGAGGCCAGGCCCACGGTGTGATCTCAGCGCTCAAGCGTTGTGGGCGGATCAGCGACGTTTGCCACAACGAATTGCGTAGGCGGGTGCTTGCTACGGAGCAGCCCACGGTGGTGCCCGCGGCGATGAATTTCGGCCCGGGGCGTCGCTCGTGGTGACGCGCAATCTCGATCTGAACGCGTTGTCAGCCCGCTATGGTCGGCAGCCTATCATGGCCGTGTGGGACAAGGTTTTGACGGACTCGCAAATGTTGTCTGAGCGAGAGCACTTGCCCGGGTGCCCCGTGCGACACGGGGCGAGCTCGATGTGCGTGTGGCCGATTGCGGTATGCGTGCGAGAGGAATTCCACGACTGGCTCATAGGGGCGCTAGAAGGGCTATTTCGGACGCTTGGGAGGCCGATCCATGGCACAGCCGGTGATTGCCATCGAGGGGATTGTTGCGAGCGGAAAGACGACCCTTTGCCATGAGCTCAACCGCTTTTTTCAGGGCCAACTTTGCATCGAAGACGCCGACGCGCCCCGCTTCCGGGAAGCCCTGCAACGGTACTACGACAGCCCACAAGTCAACGCCCTTGAGTTTCAATTGTTTGTGCTCGAGCGGCGAAGTCTGCAATTGCTCTGGGCGCTGCATGAGGCCCGACGCGGGGAGCGCGGCGAGGCAGTGCTGCAAGATCGGAGTCTTGCCGGCGACCGCTGCATTGCAGAAGTGCACCGAAACCTTGCCAATATCGATCGCTACGAATGGGAAGTGTACCGGGCGCTGTGGGGCGTGAGCATGGGCAAGGTGCCCGCCCCAGCCGTGATCGTTTACCTCGACATTGACCCGCGGGTGGCGCTAGAGCGAGTGCAAGCCCGAGGGAGGGAAGCCGAGAGCCGCATAACGCTTGAGTATTTGTTCCAGCAAAGGAATGCCTACGAAGCCGCGCTTGACGATATCCTAAGCGGCAAGCACCCGTGGGGCCGCTCCACCGTTGTTCGAGTACGGGCGCAGCCTTCGGTCTGCGCAATGGGGTTGGCATGGCACCTTTGGTCGAGAGTCAGTGGCGAAGGTTATACACTCAAACCGTTATGCGGAATAAGCCAGCCTGTTACGACGACGCAGATCTTGGAATCCGAGTACACGTCTACCCGCTTGCACAACGGCGTTGTTGCTGCGGGGTAGACGCTACCCCCGAACCTGCTCAAAGCAGGCGCGGGGGATATGGCCCCCGCGCCAGGGAGGCCGATCCTAATGAGTCAGCTAGCCGTCGAATCTGTCAGCAACAACGAGCCGTCCACGTCGAAGAAGCCCCGCTCGAGACCCCGCCAGAAAGCGAAAGCAAAGAGCCCCAGCGCAAAGCCAAAGAAGAGTACGAGCCGATCATCAATTGGGGCTCGGTCAAATGGCACGGATAAACGCAAGAACGGGAACGGGAACGGCAACGGGCATGCGCGGCTGACCATGGCCGAGCTCAAGGTGGCGCACGCGGAGCTCGTGGGCATGAACAAGAAGCTTGCGGAGGCCGTGGCTTCGCTGACCGAAGAGCTCCGCAACTGCCATGGCTACCTTGACGTGTTGCATGTGCCCTTCCCCGAGGGGGCACGGTTGCCCGACCGCGTGGTGGCAGGCATCAAGCTTTGGTTCACGAAACGGGGGGGCGCCGAGAGCTCCGATCACGTGAGCGCAACGCTCCGCAAGATGCTTTTGGCGGCCGGTGAGTGGCGATGCCTCTATCCGGGGGCCTACGTTGACGACGACGCCACGCTCTGACCTGGACAGTGGATCGCTAAACGGGCAATTTTAGGCAGGATGGACGCTGCCCTTGCCCTAGACTATTTGACCTACGACGAGCTCGCGGAGCTCCCGGGTGTGATCCTTCCCGAGCCCCTCCCCCAGTCGCAGCAAGCCGCCAGTCTAACCGAGGTGATCTACTCGACACGGCGCTTTGACGGCGACTTGGAGCAGCTCGCGCGGGCAACTGTCAGCCAGACCGATCCAAGCTGGGAATTTGAGACTGAGCGCATGCTGCGGTCTAGTTGTGCGTTGTTCGCCAGCGAGGTGCTCACGGGGCCTTACGAGCCCCCTTACAACGGGCGCTTTCTGATCTCGAAGCACCACGACGAATGGGACGACTTGATCCGCTTGCACCGTCGTTTGTGCGTGTTGGCTCCGCGCGACCACGGCAAGACCTACTTTTACGACTTCGCCTATCCGATATGGCAAGCGTGGCGGCACCCCAACAAGTCGGGCTTCATTTTCTCGGCCACCAAAGAGCAAGCGATCCGCATTCTCGCCGACATCAAGCTCGAGTTCGAGACAAACCCGCGGCTGCAATACCTCGTGCCGCCCCCGGGCAGCCGCAAGCGGTGGAGCTCGACGCTGATCGAGCTCAACAACGGCCACAAGATCTATGCTCGCGGCTACGGCACGCGCGTCCGCGGCGCGCACCCGGTTTACATCGTTGTCGATGACTCACTGAACGATGAGACGGTCTACAGTGACCTCGTGCGTGGGAAGCAGATCGAATACTTCCACACGGCCATTGCGAACATGGTTACGCCTGATGGGCAGATCATCGTTGTGGGCACGCCCTTTCACGTCGCCGACCTGTATGGCGACCTGAGCGAAAATCCCGAGTATCACTTCGCGCGTTTCCCGGCGTTGAATCCCGAGGGCCGACCGCTATGGCCCGAGCGCTACAGCGAAGAGCAGCTTCGGCGCAAGAAGCGCGAGATCGGCGAGATCCGCTTCGCGCGGGAGTTCATGGTCGATCCGGTGTCCGACGATATGAGCTTGTTCCCCTTGTATTTGTTTCGGGGCGAGCCTATCGAGCAACCGACCATGACGCTTGGCATGCCGCTCGAAGTCTGGCGCGAGCTCGGCGTCACGCCGTACATGGGCGTCGACTTCGCAATCTCGAGCTCAGTGCAAGCCGACTACACGGTGATCTGGGTTATGGGCCGAGACCGCTTTGGCAATCGGTGGCTGATCGACTTGTACCGCGAGAAGGGGCTCGCGTATCAGGCGCAGCTATCCAAGATCAACGAGCTTGGCCGCAAGTACGAGCCCGCGCTTGTTTTCCTCGAAGCGAATCAGATGCAACGGATCTTCGGCGACGAATTGATCCGCACGACCGACCTACCGATTAAGCAATTCACGACCGGGGCAGCGAAAAACACTCTCGACAAGGGCGTGCCGAGTCTTCGCGTCTTGCTCGAAAACGGCAAGTTTCGGATACCACGAGGCGACCGGCGCAGTGTGGAGCTCACCAACGTCTGGATCGAGGAAATGCGAGCCTTCACTTTTCAGGATGGCAAACTGCAAAGCGTGGGCACGCACGACGACACCGTAATGGGCTGTTGGATCTGTGATCAAGCGATACGGGCCGGGGGCTTTTCGTTTGACTTCGGCGACGATGTGCCCTTGGATCGCGAGTCGCAAGAGCGCTTGCTTGCCGAGCTCACTGGGCAAGTCGACGACGAAAGCGACGGTGAGCAGTCTTCGGATGGGGGGGAGTTTGCTGCTTCTAGCGGCAAAGGCAACGGGGGGAGTGACGATCCCCCCGTTGCCAACCTTTACGACTCCGCAACGATGGCCGTAGGGCGCCCTGGAGGCCCCATATTCGGCGCCCCGAGGGCGGCCGGGCTCATGCGATACTGATCCACGTCTGCGGCGCGTGACGGGCCATTCTGCGCCGAATTGGGGGGAACGATGCCTGCGAACCTAGTCAAGCCTGGGCTCGAGAAATATTGGGAGCGCGCGAAGAAGCGCGCCGAAGAAGAGGGGCATGCTGGCGACTGGGCCTATGTGGTCGGGATCTTCAAGCGCATGACGGTCAACAAGAGCCTCGACGGCGGCGAGCTCGCCAAGTCGCTTTATGGGCCCGGCCGCGGGCGCTATTTCATCCAAGTGCGCCAGGGGGGCCAAGTGCCAGATCGACGGCGCTTGCGGGAGCTCGCGGAGGCGTATCGCCCGGCCCAGCCGGCGACGGTGGCGCGGCT